AAAAATTCCATTATACTGATAATTTGGATTAATATCTATAGTAGCATAACCATCAACGGTTTTAGTAAATGTCCAACCAGGTACAGTGTAGGCAGGTGCCGTTCCAGAATAAATTTTTAAATCATTGTTATATATATAATTTAAAGCACTTCTATAATCAAATGTCGATGTTACTACTGGATAACCTTTTCTTACAATTTTTACTTGAGACGAATTAATAAAATGTACATTATTAGCAGCATAAGACTCAATTGAAACGGCATTACTTAGTGTGCCAGATGTAATAACAGTAGGAGAGCTTGAAATGGTAAACTTAGTATAGTACAACCCAGTTGCCATATCGTTGATTGGCATTATATAGAAATCCCCATTATATTGAAATAATCTACATCCAAAAGATGTTACAATATTTTCTAATATAGTATAATAATCTAATGTAACATAGTCTCTTCTATATTGATATGTTTGAGAAAATGTTTCATTATTAGTAGAAACACCTCTATTAAACATTCCAGCTGCAAAATATGATATACAAGAAAATAAACTGGAAGCGTTTTTATATGGAATTTTAACCAATGCTTCAGTTATTATATTTAATAATGGAGTTGGAGCATTTATATTCTCAGTAGACTGATATGGAATATCCTTTAAAAATGATAAACCATCAATGCAAACAATGTTTACTACTTGATAACCAGTAACAAAACCAACATTAATATAGTCATTAAATAGAAAACCTTTCCATAAAATAACACCATTATTACTAAGTTCCACATAATATTCTACATCATTATAGCTAAGTAAATCTGGAAAATTAGTATAATCATCATTAGTTGATACTATAAAAGAAACATTTAATTGAGAAGATATAATTGAACCAATAGGGTCTTCTTCATTAGAATTAGGACTAAGGCTTACTTGTGTAGCAACATAGGTATATGAACTACCGGTATGTCCATCTTCATAAATACTAACAGTTAAATTACTATTATCACGAAGTTTTTGATTTAATTCATATCTTAATCCGTATGCCATTATGCTAAACTTATGTTTTGTCCTTTAAGATTTGATGCCTTTTGTGCTCTATTTACGGACAAAAGTAAGTCTTGTCCTCTTAATACAAATGTACCACCTCCTCCACCAATCATATCCTTCAATTTATCTAATGGGGCTACAACCTCTGGATTAGATGCTGCACCAGGATATTCACCCATAAGACCCATTGTAGGGCCAGATATGATACCTCCGTTTGCAAATCTCATTGGTCCACTACCAGATGTATTAGAATCGGTATTGCTCTTTAATTTTGATTTTAAGAATGCACCAGCAGCAACCGCAGCAGTACCAGCAGCTAAAGCAATGGGCCATGCAGCTGGGTTTTTAAGTGCTTCAAGAGCAGCACCTTGAAGAATAGCAAAACTAATTAAGGCTTGACCAAGTTGCGTTAAAGCATCAGCTAATATATTTGCTAATGCTACAAATGGCTGTACTTTTTCACCAGCTAATGCTTTTCCTATAGATTCTCCAAGTGAAACAAATGAATTAGCTAAAAAATCGTTAGAAATAGTAACTATCCTATTTGCAGTATTAGCCCAGTTAGTACCTACACCAGTTAATGTACTATTTAAACTTAATAAAGCAGCATTAATTTGTTCTGTTGCCTTAACATTACCTGCAGCAAATACTTGAGCAAACTTTAATTGAGTAATCTTGCTCTTAATAGATTCTTGCTGTAGATTTATATTACCTTTATGTAATCTTAATTCAGCTCTTAATTGAGCATCTAAAGATTTAATATAGCTGTTAGTATATCTTACTTGTCCATCAAGTTTTTCTTTATTATAATCATCAGCTAATTTCTTGTTTAATTGCTGTCCTTGATGCATATATTCAAACAGCTTACTTTGATGTTCTTTTTCAAAGTTTAATGCCTTTTGCTGATAAGTCTGTTGTATAACAAGTAATTCATCAATAGAGGCACCTCTAATAGTAGCCTCCATTAACGCATTTGTCTTCTGTATATTATTTAGTTCATTAAAATACTTTTGTGCCTCAAAAATATTATCCTTATAAAAATTAAACTGTTCTTGAGCTTGATTTTCAAGACTCTTGGAAATAACATTCTTAGGGTCCTTTTTTGGATTATTATTATCTAATGTTCCAGCATCATTATTTAGAATTTGAAGTTCAGTATTTTCATTTAACTTTTCGTTATAAAGAGCAATATTTTTTTCAGCTTGACCTATTTCTTTAGCTTGATTTGAAAAAGCAGTAGTCGCAACATTTGCAGAAGCAGTAAATGCAGTTGTACCAGCAGATAATATACCAAGAGAAGTTTTTACAAATCCTAACCCTTTTACAACATCTTCTGCTTCTTGGTTTTGTAGTCTAAATACTTTAGCCTCTTCTTCTGCTATCAATGTAGAATAAGCGGCTGCTCTTGCTTTTCTTAATAAGGCAGCAGATATTTTATTATAAACACCAACTAATTTAGTACCATCTGTAATATCTAAGGATTGTAGTTCAAGATTACCTTTATATTTTTCTTTTAACTCGTTTAAAGCTCTTGTTCTTTCATTTGTACTTTTAGTAGTATCATTTACAATAGTTAATAAAGCCTGGTCAACTGCAATTTGAGACTTTGCTTGACCAATGTTTTGTGCTACAGCTTCATTCATCTTTTTGTTAGCTATAGCAGCAGCATCAATACCATATATTAATTGAACTATCTCTTTTTCGTAAGCAGTAGTAATTGCAATCAATGCTGAAAAACCAAGATAAATTGGTCCAGTAGCAGCCGCAAAACTACCAACTAAAGCTGGTAGGTTATTCTGAATACCTCTAAATCCATAAGGTAAATCTTGCACAACTAAAGAAAGACTTGTCCATGCTTGACTTGATTTTTTTATATTTGAACCAGTACCGCCAATAGCTCCTTCTGCTCCTTTAGCCGCATTTTTAGTTTCTTGTAATTTAGTATTGAGAGCTGTTAATTTATCTTCTAATATTTTAAATCCAGTACTTGCAGTATCAAATCCATTAACCTTCAAAGACACCATGTACTTTTGAAGAGTAGTTATTTCTTTTTGTAGACTTTTTACACCTTCTCCAAATAAATCATTTGCAGCCCTAATATTTGTAATGGTCTTACTATATTCATCTGTGGCCTTAATTATAATATCTACACCTTCTTGATTCGCCATTTTATGCTGGTTTAATATTTTCGTATTTTTTGAGTACTTCTTCTAATTCATCCTTAGTCATTATCTTAACATTCTTCTTTCTATTCCTCTTATCGCAATCTAATTCTAAAAGTTCAGTAGGCTTAACCTTCTTGCCTTTAGGTAGTTGCAAATTTACAAGGATAGTAGTTTGCCATCTTGACCTCACCCATTCTTGTTCCTCTTTGTGTCTATAACCATACCAAATAAAGTCTAATTCAGCCATGGTCATCTCCCAAAACAAATGGGGAAGTATTTGACACTCCCCCATTGTATATCTTTCTATGTCAATCCATTCTAATTTTTTTTTTCTTCACCAGCTTCTGTTGACGTAGAACCAGGTTGCTCTAATCCGCTATTCATACTTTCTGATAATGCAGCCATGATTTCTTGGAACTGAGTTCCAGCGATACCACCCATGTCATCTATCCAATCGCATACATCAATCTCTTTAAAATCTGGCGTTCTTCCTTCCTTATAAAAAGGATATTCAGCAGCAGACCTTACTAAATTAACGATAGCATCTAAAGCAGATTCACCGCTTAAAGCTGTTCCTATCTCTGTTGGGCCTATACCTTGTAACTGACAGAATCTCTTTAAAGACCATGTGCAGAAACGTAACGGTATTACCTTACCATCAGAAAGTGATAGGTTAAATTGTCCTCTCATATATTTGGTTTTTAGTTTATGCGTTGGTAGTCATCACTAATGCTCCAGTTCCAGTGAATGATGCAGAGAAAGTAGCTGGAGATTCCATGTCACCAGTAAAGTCTAAAGACTCAACTGCTGCAGTTCCAGTCCAAATCTTGTCACCACTTACGAAAGTAGAGAAAGTCAAAGTTACATCAGTTCTTGAACTTACAGAAGAAAATAAATCTTCTACGTTTACACCAGCAGCAGCAGATTCGATAACCGCTAAGCCATCTGTTGATACTGACCAAGAACGAAGTCCTTGAATTTGAGCCGCCCATCCTCCACTATCTTTTGTAGTAGAATCTGGTAAGTCTGTTGATACTGATAAAGAGCAAGATGTAGAGTGAGCTACAGCTACTCCACCTATCTTTACTACCAATAGGGTTCCGTTAAATACACCAGTTGTTGCCATTTTATTTGTTTTTTTATGTTATTTATGTTGTTTGAGTTACAAAGTGGTCTACCACTATAACTCTTCTAAAAATATATGTTTCTTCTACATAGTCAAAAGTAGCTTGGTTTGATACCATATTCCTCGTAACTATGTTGAAATCTGGAGAAGCATTTGGGTAATCTGCAGGAGCTACTCCTATGATTTCCAATAAGCCATTAGCCCATTCATCTACTGACTTTTGACCTACTTCTCCAGACTTAAATGTCCTATATACAATGTCAAACTGTATGCTTACATCAAAGTTATAGCTTGTTTTGTCGCTATTCTCTACTGATGTCTGAGAACTTATCAACAAGAATGGAGGCTCGGCACCATCTGGAGCTATGGTATCATATACCGATAGTTCGTAGTTGTTAGCATTTATCTTGTCGAAATAAGCCTTTCGTATAGCATATCCGCAGTCTTTCATTATCCTTCTACCTCTACTTCTTTAGAATCCGTTTGTTGGCCATTTTGAGCCTCATTTAGCTCACCAAAGAACTTCAGCAATGGTAATCCATAGGCTGTAGGGATAGTGTTTATAAACGCCTCTAATGACTTTAAATGCTCTTCGTTTAATTCAATCTTCTTCATAGTTGGTATTTTTACAAATTTAGGTAAAATTATTTAGCTGCAATCAATGCTTTTATTTTATTAACCATTCTTCTACATTCTCAGAAACATCTCTCATTTTTATCCAAGTAGGCATAGTTGCTTGACCTTTTCTTATTCTTAGTTTACCCATTAATCCAACTACACTCCATTCTGGTCTTTTTTCTCTTGGTATGTATTCTTCATCAGCATTATAATTTGGATTTAATGTTCTGTTTCCTTCTTCATCTAAAATGTAAGAACCAAAATCATCTTTTAAATGTTTACCACTCCACTTATTCCATGCAGCATCTCCAACTATTGAAGGATTACCAGAAATTACACCTATAATATTTTCGCCTTCTTCAGCTATTTTTATTTTATTATCTACTAATGAAACGGAATAACCCCTTCTATCTTCATTATTGACATTCCCATCTGCCCATTCAAAATATTCTGCATAGTCAGCACCGCCACCAGTCCAAGAACCATCACATTTACCATTACCATCACCATATAAATCAAATTCTTTATCATCAAATAAACCAAGTGTACCATTTCCACTATATCCCCTAAATAAAGAATAAGCAGCATTTGCAGTTCTTCCACAACCAGTTGCTAAAACAACTCCACTATAAGAAGTATTGGACGAAGCCATGTGCATAACAGTATTACTAGCATCATTGCTGAAAAAGTCATAATGCGGTCCTGTTGCACTTGTAAAGCCATAATTTCCTGTATTACTTGCCTTCAAATAACCCCCCGATGTGATTCTCATTCGTTCGACAGGTGCTGCATCATTAGAAGTAAAGAATCTTAAATCAGCATTATTAACTGTCGTTGTATTAACTGAACTAATCCTTGCACATCTATCATCATTACCTGTATTTGGATAGAATTCAATAGCTACTCCTGTATTAGCAACATTAGAACTATTGTTATATAAAGAAAGTGCTCTTGTAGTTGCTCCTGAACTTATTCTGCCAACATTTAATTGTGCTAAAAAACTATTTACTGTTCCTATTCCAACTAACCCCCCCGATGTGATTGCCATTCTGCTATCTGCAAGTGTAGGCTGATTAGTATCCGCAGTATCTCTATTACAAAAATGCAATGAGCCTCTACCATAATTACCAGATGTACTTGTATATCTTTCAACTAATATTGCTTGTTTTGTATATTGCGTATCAGGGAATACACCTAAATATAAACCACCACCAGCTCCACCTCCAGTAAGAGTAGGTAAAATAAATGCATTACCATTTGTTTGTAAAGTACTTGAGAATGTAGCAGCACCAGTAGAATCTATTGCAAGATATGTTGCGTAAGAAGATGC